TACATTTACTATTGTTACAACCAGAGGAGTTTGACAATCAATTTGTATTACTACCTGCAAAGTTGCCATCTGAATCATTAAGAAAAGTTCTTAAACAAATAGCTGCTAATGCAGAGCATAAAGAGTTGTCCAAAGTATCTGACCAAACCATTTTAGATTCTTTAAAAGAGATAGGATTATACCAATCATTAAAAGATGAAACAAAACGTGTAGCTAAGGTACGTACTCCTGAGTGTGAAGATTACTATAGATTCTTGTCTACAACTAATAAGGATATTATAGATGTAGATACTTTAGAAAAATGTAAAGAGTCAGTAGAATTAATTAAAGATAATAAACCTATAATGGAATTACTTGAAGATAATACTACTGATTTTGAAATGGATTCAATAGAGATATTTAATGAAGCACCTCTTGAATGTACTCTTGATGGATATACATTTGGACTTAAAGGTATAGTTGATAGATATGTTATAGATCATGACAAAAAGGTGATCACTATCATAGACATCAAAACTACTGGTAAAACCATTGTAGACTTCCCTGAAACCGTAGAATTCTATAATTATTGGCTCCAAGCGGCTATTTATATGACACTTGTAGCAAAAAACTTAGATGAAAAGACTCAAGATTACAAAATAAACTTTAACTTTATAGTAATAGATAAGTATAATCAAGTTTATAATTTCCCTGTCAGAGATACTACAATGAACGCATGGGGAGATGGAATGAGTGGTATATTAGGCATGGCTAATTACCATATTGAAAACAATAGATTTGATTTGCCTTATGACTTCTTAACTAAGTCTATAAGTTTATAGTTTATGTATAAAGAGTATTTTCAAAAAAGTAAAGTTTTTTTCTACCCTCTATTAGGTATACCAAAGGGACAAAAATTTGTTCCTGTTGGTACCTACCTAGCATGGGAAGATGAAATAGAATTTAGTGACATGAAGTTTATGTGTCTATATAAACAAAGGGAGAGTAAAGCATTCTATAAATTTGAAGATAAATACTTGTTAGGTAATATATTATTTGATGATTATCAAAAATTAAGTAAGACTTTGCACTTATATATATTTGATTACTCAAAGTTTCCAAATGATTGGAGAGCATTGATGAATGGAAAGTACTCTAAGTTCACGGATAGATCTAAGAAAATAATTACAGATTTTTTTGAAGGCTCAGGTAAAGTTACTGATTATATAGAAAGCTATATATATCCAGATTATTATCATGAAGATGTTGCACATGATTTAGCTGTTACAGTTGAATTATTACAAAAGGTATGGGAATTATGTGATAAACCCAATAAAGAAAAAGAAACTTTAAAATTAAAAGTTCCAGAAGTTGGGTTATTTAAAAATAAAAACATATCTTTGTCAGATAATTTAAAAGAAAAACCAAATGGCAAAAAAGACAACACCTCTAGCAATAGAGAAAACAATGATGGTAATAACATCAAACTGGGGTCCAAACAAGACCTTTAAATTAATTCCAATCTCTAAAGATTGTCCATATGTAGAAGCAATATTTGATCCAGGTAGTAAAATACTAGCTGTTATATCTACAATTGCTAAAGAAGCTTATCACATGGTAGATAAACTAGATGACAATGGTGATCCTCAAAAAATGAAGATCAACAGAAGACAAGATGGTTCTGATACTAAACAGGAAAGAAGACTTCTTAAAACATATGCTGAATATTATATTACAGATAAGGATGAGATAAAATCTATGATTCATGGATTTGCAGTTAATGCAGATAGTTATGATTATAATCAATTTCTAGATGCTGAAGCTGTACCTCAACCTGATTCAAGAGCATTGCCCGCTGACAAAGCTACTAATATGACAATAGCCTAGTCAATATTTTTTTTTAATTAACCAATCCAAGATAAGGAGCCAAGTGCTCCTTTTTTTGGCTTTAAAATTATTATTATGGTTGCATCAATAATTATTCTCACTTTATGGATTATTTATAAGCTCTGTAAATATGCTATACAACAAGGTATACAAATTGAGCAAAATAATAAACTCAAAAGAAATTTAGAAGAATTTGAACGTAAAAACAAAAAGACATCATGAAGAAACATTGGGTGATGGATTATGAAACACTTAAGAACTGCTTCGTAGGTGTATTCAAACATTATAAAACTGATGAGACACATACATTTATTATTCATGACCTACAAAATGACTTAGAAAAATTTTTAAAATTTCTTTCTAATAACATAACAAACAGGGAGTGGCATATATCTTACAATGGTCTCGCATTTGATGCACAGATAACACATTATATTATTGATAATGCAGATTATCTGATGAGCATAAAACCATCTGAAATTACTGAGATGATATATAAAGAAGCACAGTCTGTAATTGATAAGTCTAATAGAAAAGAATTTCAAAAGTATCCTGAATGGAGGATGCGTATACCACAAATAGATGTATTTAAATTAAATCACTGGGATAATATGGCCAAAAGGTCTAGCCTTAAATGGATTGAATACACTATGGATTGGGGTAATATTCTTGATATGCCTATTCATCATGAGTCAGATATAACTACTCAAGAAGAATTAGATACTATAGTAGAGTACTGTGTGAATGATGTGGAAGCAACTAATGAGATCTATAATAGGTCTAAAAGTTTAATAGGGCTTAGGTTAAACTTAACCGAGCAATATGATATTAACCTTGTTAATGCTTCTGAGCCACGTATATCTAAAGAATTATTTAGTTATTACTTAAGTGATGAATTAGGAATAGCAAAAAGGGACCTTAAAACAATGAGGACGTATAGGGAAACTATTAAGTTAGAAAACATTATACTGCCTTATATTAACTTTAAGACTCCTGAATTCCAAATGTTATTAAATAGATTTAAAACTGTTGAATTAGATCCTACTAATATTAAAGGAGCCTTTAAATACTCTGTAACTTATAAAGGTGTTAAAACACACTTTGGTTTAGGTGGAGCACACGGTGCTGCTAAAGCAGGGGTGTATGAATCTAATAATAATATGGTTATAATGTCTTCTGACGTAACTAGTTTTTATCCTAATCTAGCTATAAAGAATAAGTGGTCTCCAGCACATTTACCTTCTGAGCAATTTTGTAGACTATACAACTGGTTCTTTACAGAAAGAAAGAAAATCCCTAAGAGTGATCCTATGAACTATGTATATAAAATTATACTTAATAGTACATATGGTTTATCTAATGATAAGAATTCTTTTCTATATGATCCTGAGTTTACTATGCGTATTACCATTAATGGTCAACTTACATTGATGATGCTATATGAAATGATTATGGAAGCAATACCAGGCGCTATACCTTTATTACAAAATACTGATGGTATTGAGACAATCATTCCTGTAGAATATAAAGATAAGTATATGGAAGTATGTAGGCAATGGGAAGACATTACTAGTTTTAATCTAGAGCATGATGAATATAAGAAACTTATATTAGCTGATGTCAATAATTATATTGCAATAAATACTGATGGTAAAGCTAAATGTAAGGGTCGTTTTGAATTTGAAAACTTAGCTCTTCATAAAAACAAATCTAAACTAGTAATACCTAAAGCAATATATCAATATTTTGTTAATGATATATTACCTGAAGACTATCTCAAGACTAATAAAAACATATTAGATTATTGTATAGGTGGTAAAACTAATAGTGGTTGGCAAGTAAAATCAGAATACGTTGAAAATGGTGTAGCAAAATCTGTAAATCTACAAAAGATTAATAGGTATTACATTAGTAATCAAGGTGTTAAGATGGTTAAAGTAAACAAGAATGATGGAAGAATCATTCAATTAGAAGCAGGCCAATGGTTGCAAACCGTATATAACAAAATGGAAGAAAAAGAATGGGATGCACATAATATTAATATAAAATATTACATGCAAGCAATTGAAAAAGAAATCAATAACATTCTTGGTGTATCTTCTAACCAATTAGAATTATTTTAATAACTTTGTAAAAATTAAAAAAATGGGACATAAAAAACCAAACTTTACGTCAAGAGCTTATTTAGAAACAGCTCCTCTTCCTAACCACGGTAAATCATATACCGTGGTGTCACATAAAGAGGTAATAGATCATACACAGAGTCTATTAAATATGCATGGCTTTTCTATAAAGAAGCAAATATTTAGGGCTAATATGAATGCTAAAGTAGCACAAGGAATATATTATATTACATCTGACTCAGTACAAACTGATGATGAATTGGGTATGATGTTTGCTTGGACTAATTCATATGATAAAAGCACAAGGTTTCAATGTGGAATAGGTGCTCACGTGTTTGTATGCAATAATGGTTTGATCCACGGTGATCTTGATACATTTGCTAGAAAACATACTGGTACTGCTAATTCTGAAGTATCCGGTGCTATTGCAACACATATTGGTAAAGCTAGTAATACTTTTAAAGAGCTTGTCAATAATAAAAATGATATGAAGAATATACCTTTATCTATAACTCAGCAGTCTGAGCTTATGGGAAGATTATTTGTTGAAGAAAAGCTTCTTGATTCACAGCAAATGTCTTGTGTTAAAGCTGAGATTGAAAAACCTTCATATGAATACGGTATTTCTCCTGATACAGCTTGGATGTTTTATAATCATGTGACGCATGCATTTAAATTAACTCACCCAAGAAACTGGATGGAAAATCAAGCTAAGTTTCATAAATTTATGACTAGTGAAGTTTTAAATGCTCATGGTACTAAGCATCATGATGCTCCAAATCCAGAAGATGTTGATGTAAATGATATTGTAGTAGATGATGTTGAAGTTGAAGTAGACGGTACTGACTTTTTTGAAATGTAATATGAGTAAAAAAGATAAACACAATAAGTATTATTGGGATACTAAACGTAATTATCCATATGAAGCAGATATAACTATGTCTGTACCAGATGGATTAGAGTTTAATACCCCTTATACACTTGATGAAATTAAAGAAAAAATGATAACAAGAAAAGATTATCCTGTATATACAGGTGTACTTAAGTATTTTCCTGATGCTCTAATGGAACTTTCAAGAGTTTCATTGCAGGGAAATAAACAACATCATCCTGATAAACCATTGCATTGGGATAAAGATAAAAGTAAAGATCATTTAGATGCTCTTACTAGACATCTTATAGATGCAGAAAAAACAGATGATGATGGTATATTACATTTAGCTAAAGTTGCATGGAGAGCGCTTGCAGCTTTACAAACTAAACTAGAAAATGATGAGTCCTAATATAATAGTTATTTGGCCTTCTTAAAATGATAACAAAAGTAAGAAGGAAAACATTTAAGATACGTCCATCAGGTAGAAGTACTGATTTTATTTCTCCTAGTTTTGGTCACGGTTGTTTATACAACTGTTCATATTGCTATATGAAACGTCATAAAGCAAAAGGTTTAAGCATAGCAACTAATACTGGTGATATACTAACAGAGATTAATAATCATGCTTATTTTACCCCGGTAAATAAACCTAATCAAACACACAAATCATTTACAACATATGATATAAGTTGTAATGAGGATTTTGCATTGCATGCTAAGTATCATGATTGGAAAAGAATATTTAAATTTTTTAAAGATCACCCTATTGCTATGGGAAGCTTTGCTACTAAGTATGTTAACCCGGATCTTACTACATTTGATCCTGAAGGTAAGATACGTGTTAGATTTAGTTTAATGCCACAAAATATGGCAGATATTCATGAGCCAAATACATCTAAAATCATTGATAGGATACAAGCAATTGATGCATTTATAGATGCAGGTTATGATGTACATGTAAACTTTAGTCCTGTAATAGTATATGACGGATGGTTAAAAGATTATGAGTTTCTATTTAGTATGATGAATGATTATATAGAATATAAAGATGAAGTATTAGCTGAAGTAATATTTCTTACTCATAATTTTAAAAAGCACACTGTAAATTTAGTGCATCATCCTGATACAGAACTAACCTTATGGACTCCTAAAATACAAGAAACAAAAATTTCACAGTATGGAGGAGAAAATGTACGTTATAAGCATACTTTAAAAAGGGAATATATAAATGAATTTAAAGAAGTTCATAATAATATAATCCCTTGGAATACAATTAGATATATATTTTAATATGATACCAAAAATTATTATACAGACTGGAAAGGATAATAATCATAATGATGCTGTGTTAGCAGCAATACAATCATGGAAAGATTTGAATCCTGAATATGAGTATAAATATTTTACAGATAAAGACTGTGATGAATTTATACTACAAAATTTTCATAAAGATGTTAGATTGGCATTTAACCTACTTAAACCGGGTGCAATGAAAGCTGATCTATTTAGATACTGTTACCTGTTTATAAAAGGTGGTGTATATACTGATCTAGATAACATATGTATAAGACCAATAGATGAATGGATGAACTGTGAAAAAGAAGAGTTTGTTACTATGTTAGATTTAGCTTACTTAGAAGAAAGAAGTAAAGAGTCAAATGATCTTTTACCTAAAGTTAAACATGATTTAATTTATCAAGCATTTATTGCTTCAAAGCCTGACAATCCTATATTAAAAAAATGTATTGATCATATAGTAATTAATACATTAAACAGAGTTATGCCTGATGATGGATTAGCTCCATGGTGGTCACCGCAATATTGTGGTGCTACTATTAAGTTAACTGGACCTAAACTGCTAGCAGATATAATTAATCAACATATAGGTATGCCTGTTACATCAAGTTTTAAACTTGGTTTGATTAAAACAGATAAGGTATATATAAGATTTGCTGGTCAACTGCGTAACATTAACATGACTAGTTCTAATGAGAATAATATGTGGAATCAAATGCAAACCATTACAGATCTTCAAGGGCAAAGTATTATAGATGTAAAGTATGTTGGGTATGAACCGGGTGAAGACACTTATCATCTTGCAAAATTCCCTAATGAAATATATAACTATAGATTAAAATTAAAAGATTTAAAATGACAAAAAAAAGAAAACTTAATTCAAAAAATCCTATATATAATAAAGGTATTAACTCAAATGAAAAAGAAGTAGCTAAACGTGTTCACATGTGTGATGCTACTATAAGAGATTCACAAATGAGAGATACTGGTAGTAAAGCAGCTGTGTATGCTGTATGGTTTAAATAATGTTAGAAAGGGATACATTATTATTTGGAATAGCTTTTATTATAATAGCTTATTTAATTTATAAACATTGGGAAAGAAATGGACTCCTCTGATATAAAGTCCTTAATTGACCTAGGGTATTGGCCTACTGTAGTTCCTACAAAAAATGGGAAAAAATGGAGATTATCCATTTATAAGAAAGTAAAAGGTGCCTGGAATATAGATCAAAAGAAATTATTCAATAACCCGTTCAAAGCATATGAATGGGCTATTGAATATCTTTCTGATATATATTATGCTGCTGAGAAATAGCCGTACTCTATACGTGCTGTACCTGCTGCAGATGAAGCTGCTTTAACTGAAATACTTGGAGCTAAAGGTACATACATGTATTCACCTAACTCTAATCTAGCTACAGTAAAATCTGTTTGTGCTTCACCACAAAGCAGTGTATATACTATTGTGATAAAGTTCTGACCAACCGCTCCAGTATTTTTTATATACAAAAACGTTCTTGTTGGTGTTGCAGCAGGAGTACTATATATAGCCACATCTCCACCTGCAGTTATATCATAACCTCCTGTTTCAATAGCTGGTGCTTCCACATTATTAGATTTTGTATAATCTACAGAAATTGGATCAGACGTTATAGCAGTACCATTTATCATTAATCTGGTTGAAATTGTTGATGCCATTTTTATTTATTTATTATCGTTATTAATTTATGCTTTTGTCCACATTCCATACTCAGCAGTAGTTGCTACAGATCCTTTTAGTTCAAAGCTTGTTGATGCTGGTACAGGTAAGAATGCCCACTCTCCCGGTCTTAAAACACCTAATGATTGTGTACCATATCTTATTTCAATTGTTGCTGCAGTTGTTGGTTCTGTATTTCTTACGTATATATAACCACCACCTGTTGGACTGTCTTCTATTTTACCCCAAGCTGTAGTAACTTTTACTGCACCTGACTCAACGGTAGGATTACCAATAGCTAAAGAAATAGTCTTTGACACATTCAAAGTTTGCGTAGTCATACCAGGGCCTGATAACGTTACAGCTGCTGTAATTGTTGATGTTGCCATAATTTTCTTTTTTTTAATTAATTATTTCTTTTTTCTTCTTGTAGTGGTTTTTTTTCTTTTACTTCCTTTTAACCTAGATTTTTCTTTTCTTCCTTTATTCTTAGAAGACTTTTCAAATCCAACTATTTTTCCTCCCCTATGAGATGCATCAAGTCCATCACCATTTCCGTAGGTTTTTTTCTTTCTATTATAAGCATTCAGTTTAGCTCTTTTCTTTTTAGCTGCTGTTGATGACTGAAACTTCTTATACTCTTTCTTATAATTTCTTTTAGCTTTTGCCACAGATACAAATTCCAAAATTAAACAATACTGCACGGTGCTCAACTCCAGGGTTACAGTATAACTCTAATACAGTTAGCTTACCTAATCTAATAGATACATCATAAATATTTTTCTTTTTTTTATCTGTACCTATCCAAGTGTTTGTAAAATTATATTCCATTTTTTTTATCTTTTTCCTCCAAAGTATGCCACTGCATGACCTTCAGAAATTAACAATTGATTTAAACTACATAGCTCACCGTCTATAGGTAAGCTTATTTCTCCAAGACATCTTCCGTATTTACCTACTCCATGTGATTTTAATTCTATATGATCACATGCTTCAAGCAAACACTTAACTCTGTCTTTTGCAGCAAGGCCTCTTTTCTTTTCTTCTTTGTCTCTAGTTCTTGACTCAGGAGTATTAATACCCATGAACCTTATTCTTTTTTTTATTTTAACATCAAAGCCTAGATCTATATAAGCATCAATGGTATCCCCATCAATGACCCTAATTAGCTCTATTTTGTAGACGTACATTTGTCTTTGTGAGAACCATCACATGAACCGTCCTCTGCTTTTGTTTTACCACATACACATTGTGCCATTATTTCTTTGTTTTTTCTAATGACCTTCCCCCAAAATAGGCTCCAATCACCGTGATTAATACTAATTGTAATAAGTCAGTCCATTTAGCCTCAACTGTAAAGTTTATAGCGCCTGCATCTATAAATATTAAAAGAACAGTGCTTATCACTAAGAATATAAGGACCATAGGTCTAACGTTCTTAGATAACCATGAATCAGACTTCATGTCTGCTTCCCATCTAGAACTTATTTCTTGTTCCATTTTGGTCTCATAGTTAGCAACTAACTCTTTCAGTTTTTGTTTTGCTTCTAACTTCTCTTCTTTAGTAGTAGTTAGATTATCAAGTACACCACCAACTGAGTCAACTAACTCACTTGCACCACCTGCAAATATTTTAGATAATATACTCATTAATACTTCTTTCTTTTACCACCACAACCTCCTGGTAATGATGTAGGAGTTCCAGAATATCTTTCACCACCTTTTTTGTAAGAAGGCATTTTTTTCTTCTTTGGTTTAGAACCACCGTGTCCGTAGTTCATACCTGCTTCTTGCATTCTTTTTGGCATAATTTTAATTTTTTTTACAACATTTCTCTGGACATAATCCTAAACAGATAGTACCAAAAGAAATCTTACATATTAATTTACAAATAATTTTTTTCATTTTCTTTTATTTTAAGATGATGCAAAGTCTATAGCAATTGCTGTAACACCAGGAATAGTTGGAGCTTCTTTTAAATGTCCAACAGCACATGCATTATGTACCCATACCATACTATCACCAGACCAAGAACCTGCTACCATATTCATGATTGTTCTCCAACAACCAGGATAATGCTCATCAGCAATACTTAATGTAACTGTATCAACGCCAGCAAATAGACCACCTTTGCAAGAATCAAAAAAGAATTTTATTTCTCCTGTTAAATGTTCTATACCTCTAAGTCTATGAAGAGGGTGTATTAAAGTTTTACCAATTGAACTTTGATCACAAGTACTAAAACCTAATAGAAGACCACCGCCTAAGCCTCTAGAAGCAGCAGATTGTCTTGAATTAGCATAGTTCTTTTTACCAGATTTAGGTTGACCTTTTTCACCGCTACCTTTTTCTTCTTTCATTTTCTCTGCCATTTTATTATATTTTAATTTAATTAATCACTTTATATATTATAATATACAAAATATCTTAGATATATACTAGTCTTTCTTTGCAAATTTCTCTGCTCCTGCAATTCCAAAACATCCTAAGACAACCCAAGTAAAGGAGTCATATATAGTTTCATTTATTACTAAGTCCTTACCTAAGTATCCGGTCATTAGATCTAATAGAGCAAACAAAACCATAACTAAGAATGCTATAAATCCTACAACATTCTTTTCATTCCATTCATTATCATCTTTAAATATTCCCCACATTATTTTTTCTTTTTACGTTTCTTAGCCATCTTCTTAAACGTTAGAGCAAGGGTACGTGCTTTCCCAGTACACCCTTTTTTAGTAATAGGAGTACACTTACCCTTAGTTCCACGTTTTTTGATAGACTTATTTACTTTTTGTATCCACTTCTTTTTAGCCATAACTTAACATTTCCATCTTTTCATAGCAAGCGCCTTACGTGTTGGCTTACCATTTGGTTTTTTCATTGGACCCTTCATACCTTTAAATCTAGCACAAAAAGATCTTTTTCTTGGACCTCCACCTGGCTGAGGAGCTTTAAGATTAGATCCAGTCTTTCTGTTAATCATTTTACGGCCCTTAGCAGTTAGCCCACCCTTCTTACTTTTACAACCGTTTTTAATAGTACAACCTTTAGTAGCACCTTTTTTCTTGACTGTTTTTTTCTTAACTGTTTTCTTTTTTGTAGCCATTACTTTTTCTTTTTAGTCTTACGTTTTTTAATTGCACTAGTTCTTTTACCCATACCTACACGTTTCTTTTCTGCAACTGCTTTAGCTTTCTGACTCTTAGACATTGATCCCCATGTCCTAGGTGTTTTACTTGACACACGTTTAGTAGGTCTACACTTTTTAGTCTTCTTATTTTTAGAAGATCCACATGGGTTACCTTTCTCATCTTTCCATTTCTCTTTAAACCAACGTTTAAGAGCTGCTCCCTTTGCTGTTTTTCTTACTGCCATTACTTTATTTTACCTCTACGTTTTCTACACTTAGCAATATATCCACTTGCATATGCAGATGGAAATACTCTATACTTTGCTTTAGCTTTTCTGTAACAAGCATCTTTAGGACTCTTCTTTTTAGAGCCACCTTTTTTCATTTTAGGTAACGGTGATTTTCTTTTTGTTCCACAGCCACATGATTTCTTTTTCATTCTAGGCATAATTAAAATATTATATAGTTAACACCAAACTTAAAGTCATACCACTTCCTGTCCCAATATTTATGGTACTTACCTTCTACAAAGGCCCCTAGACTCTTTGTTATTTTGTATCCAAAGATCATACCCGCATTGTAATCTAACCATTGCCCACCATGGAATTCATGGTATGAGTATACACCACCATCATCATAGTGCCAAGGCATAACGTTACCCCAAGCATGCATCCAAACTTCTTTCTTATATTTATAATAGTCAAAACCAAACACTAGTGAATGACTCCATTGTCTTTCTAACTTATTTCTTTCTGAGACAACGTAATCTGCAAGTACTTGAGGTATAACCACAGCTTCCCACACTTCCGGGGTAGTTGCAACAACATTCCCATTAGGGTCCATATATTCACTGTTGTGTACATCAATATTATATCCCTCCTGTATAGCAAGATAAGTATAATGTATGCCGCCATTTGCTAGCAGCCATTCTTGCAACGGATCAAACCCATATGGTTCAGATATTCTTTGAGCTGCCCCCATGTTAAAAGAGAGAGTTCCAGTCTTTGTATACCTCAACCGTTGTGATGATTCAAAGTACTCTATATCTGCAAACCCATCTTGTAAGTACTCGGTCTTTAACATCCATTTGTCTGCTACATATCTTATCATATGATGTTGATCAAAGAAGTTGCTTCCTGCTTGTCGTCTCATGTCTACTTCAAACAAGTATTCAAATTTATTCTTTAACCTACCAATTGTAGCTGCATCGTTAAATGATGTCTCTGTCCCATCTTTGAAGTTAGTCTTTGGTTCGTATTGAAATCTTTGTATCTTTCTTACTCCAAACGTAACCGTATAATCATATGGTGTCTCTACTATATCTTCTTCTAGTATCCCTGAATTTATTGAGAATATACTCTGATCAGAAATAGAATTACCACCATTAACAGATGTATAAAACGTTGAGTACTTAAAAAAGTCTTCAAATATTTGACCGCAACATTTTTTTGGTGTTACACATGATACTATCGTTAATAATAATATGACTAATAGTTTTTTCATTATAGTGTTCTTATTGTTTGATTAATTACTCTATATTGTGCTTTTCTTTGTGCATCGTTTAATTTTGTTTCCCAAGCTAGGAAATCAAATATCCATCCTTGCATACCTTGACTAGGAACTCCACCTAAATAATCAATAATAAATGCATCTGCATCAGTAAAAGTACCTGTTAATGGTTGATCAGTAAAAGCTCCTCCATCTATATATGCAGATAGAGCACCCGCAGCATCTCTTTGTAGAGTGAATATATAAGGTTGAGCATCTGTCATAGCACTAGGTACTGTAAAGTCAGCTGAACCTGATCCACCAAGCTTATATCTTACTGTAGTAGTATTGTTAACCCTCATCATATTACTTGTAGTATTACCATATACAGCTTCATTAGCAAAAGCTTCTAATCTTATTTTAACCATAATAGTAAATGCACCTACTGTACCATCAGCAGCAGGGAATTGAATACCACCATCTGCTTTAGTATGGAATATTTGAAGTTGTTTAGAACCATTTGTATATAATCCACCTGGTGCAATAATAGCAGAAGCGTCTGTTGTTTGTTGATACAACATTTTTTCTGATTGTGTATTAACTGCATCAGGCATACAGTATCTACCTGTATTACCATGGCATTCCCATATTCTTATTTTATCTTTAAGCTGTGGTAAATTACCTACCATATAAGTTGCTCTTGTAATTTTACTATTACTAAAATCTAAATCAAAAAGCTGTTTAGTATTAGCTCTGAACCAACATTGTAAACCTGAAATATCTGTAGGTAATACTGCATTGTCTACATCTGTAGTATTTTCAAGATTAACACCACCATATTTATTTATAGTATATGAATGTTGTGTCTCATGTGTAATAGGATCAGAATCAAAGTTTGTATAGAACGTTAATCTATTTTCATCTGTATAAGGCGTTAAACCTAATATTTTTGAAAAACCAGTATCAGTGTTTGTATCAGGAGCCCACATTCCTCCATTATTATATACGTCTTGTATTTCTCCTTTACTTAAAGCTTTATTCCACGTCATAAACTGAGAGAAATCTCCTTTAAATGTAAAGTCAGGTCTAGAACTATCTCCTATTACTAAAGGATAATTACTATTTCTTTTAACTTTTCCTGATATTACTTGAGTTCCTCCACCTGTTACTCCTGTTATATCAACACCATTAACATATATCTTTCTATTTATACCGTTTAAACCATCCATGGTAACAGCTACATGTTTCCATTTACCTACTAAAGCTGCACAGTTTGCTTCTCCTAGCCAAGCTACATTTGATATTGTTCTTGAATAGTTATTTAAATAATCTACAGGCGCATCTCCAAACACATCCCAATATAAATTACCAACTTGACCTGTGTCATCACTTAAGAATAATCTAAATGCTACTTCTTCGTTTGAGCCAGGAAGATTAATACCTTTCTCAAAGAAACAAGCATCATCATCTACACAGTCATTCATTCTAACCCAGAACGCTGCAGTAAATCCTTCATTACTTGGTAATATAGTTTCATTACCACCGGCTTCTACAACCTCTACTCTAGTTTGATCTACACCATCAAAGTTAATAACATTACCTACTTGGTTACGTTCACCACCACATGGTCTAGGTAACTGTTGAGGTAATAAAGTATTACCCCAATGACTATCTATAGATTGTATTTCAAGTTTAATTTCTGTTTTAGTAAAGCAACAGTTATAAGCTCTTATTTCTTGATACCATCCTGCTTGTGTAAATGCTTTATCTCTGTTTCTAGTATTAATGTTTTCTAATATCATATCCATACTGACATCATTCATTGTATCTAAAAACAAAGTTTGAGAACCAATACCCCACATAACATCAAATGTATTATTAGCAGTACCTACTGGTTGTGTTTCACAAGCTCTTATCCAATGTGTATAACATCCTTCTGGTAAATATAAGTCATTACCAAGAGACTGTTCATTAATATAAGAAGCTTCATATTGATGATCACTAGCAGTTTCATTTGCATGATTATGACCAAACAGTACACTTCTACAATAAGGTTGACCCGCAGGTTTTAAACCAGAAGCTTTTTCCATTGATCCAGGACTAGATTGTGTCCAATCATCACCCATAAACCAAGACTTATCGTTTGACCATCCTGCTTCATTTGTACAACGTCTAAAAAATATTGTCCATCCTTTACCATATGATGTATTAGGATTAGTATCTGGCTCTAATGGTTGAACAGCTGGACCATTTGGATTAGCAATTAAAAACTTAGATACAGCACCTACTCCGTATTCATCAAACATTATTGCATTATTAGGAGCAAATGTAGTGGTATCAAATATTGGTGCAGTTGTAAAGTCAGGTGTTATTGTATCATATGTATAGTATGCTGTTGGATCAGCAGGATATACACCTGCAAGAGAATCATATGCTAGATTATGCCATTCTGTAACATAATATGTAGTACCTCCTAAATTTGGTGGTACTGCAGGATATGTAGGGTGTGTTACAATTTTACTTTTATCTGCATGTAACCATAATGTAAGACATTCTCCTCTAGATGGTGGTTCAGGATCTGGACAGCCACCATCTTCGCACACACAACATTCATATGTTACAGAACATTTTGAGATTGTATTAGAAGTACCACATTGACATGGACCACCTGTTGCAACAATACTAGTATTGAATCCATAATGAGCTTTTATTTTATCACCTGTAGGATTAGGGTCACCTTGACAATTAAAAACATCACACCAACTACTTGTAAGAGTTACACCTGGACAACCATCTGCAACTAAATCTGCAAGAAAATCATCCCAGTTTCTATACCATGGTCCATTTGGTAACATAAAATTAAGAAGAACAAAACTAGGAGCTTGATAATATTGACAACCATTAGGAGCTAAAAAAGGTGTGGCACCAGAACAAGTAGAATTAGTCGTATTAGAATTACACTGAGGATTTGAAGATGCAGGAACTATATTATATACACCAGCAGAACATGCCCCTGATTGATCAGGACCATTTTTACTAGTATAACCATTAGCTTGTGTAGTTATATATTCCATAATACCATTTATTCCCCACCTTCCATCAGCAGGAACTCCAAGACTACCAGGAGTGCCTGGTTGTCCATTTGTTAAATCCCATACTCCCGGAACCACATCATTATCTAGTGGGTCAGGACAAGTACTACAAATACCATTGCTTGAGCCAAAATGTGTATTAATTGCTTGACATGCATCAGCAAAACCAGTAGTTGGTCCAATACCCGCAATAGGAATAGCTTGAGCAGCTGTTAAGAAATCAGACCACTTAGTATAAGATGCTGCAAGACCTGTTAAAGGACCATTTGTTGTTATATCTATAAATTGATATGCTCCAAACTTATAAGTTGGATGACCTTCTTTACCTGGACAATGTGTTTGATTAGCATTAAGAGGAGGTCTACAAGGATCTGCTCCAGTTATTATTTGTGCTGAGATAGTACTAATATCTACAGTAGGATAGTTTGTTGTTAACTCTTCAAACGCTGTAGCAGGATCTGCTTGAGGAGTAGGTATTACAGTTGTACCATCACAAGTATTACTAGGAGCTGTTGCTGCTAAACATGAAGCTTCAGTTAAATATGTACCTCCTGCTTGTTGTACACAACCTCCTCCCGGAATACATTCCCAAGGATCTCCCGGATCACAATTATAACTACACTCACACGCAACATAATTTCCTAAAATTTTACAGCACTGTCCACTAGAACAAGGATTATCAGGATTTGACATTGGACTAGCACACCATTCTGCTTCTAATTGTGCTGTTGTCATAGTATTATTAGCTCCAGGAGCCCCATTAGCTTGAAGCCAAGCTACTAAATCATTAACAGTATCTCCTAACCCACTGAAAAATGTAACAGGTATACTTCCATCATGAGCATATACTTGTATATTTTGAGGTCTATAAAAAATACCTCCATTAGGACCTATACAATCAGAAGGAGCAGGAGAACCCATTGGTTGTTGTTCATAATAATAGTCACCTATAACAGCTGCAGGGAAATTTTGATTTTGCCAACCTATCCAATCATAGACATTACCTATAGTATAATATTGTCCACTATCTGTATAATAACCTTGACAAGTACTTGTACCACCTCCTGCTGCAACACAAGCTGCATATGTTAAATATTGTCCAGTACCATCTCCTGGATCTGAACAATAACCTAATTCAATACAATCCCATGATTCTGGATCTCCACACCCAGCCGCTAGACAAGCTGCTTCTGTTGTATACTGACCATTACCCGTACCAGGATCATAACATGTTTGAGTTTTTGGATCACAATCCCATGATTCTCCAGTACAAGATGTTTCACATTCACATACTTCTGTTCCAACACATATTGTTGGTCTAGAACAATTAGGGTATCCTCCAGTTGGATTAGCATTAAGACAACCTTGATAACAAATATTATTTACCGTACAATTATGACAATCTGTATCTGGTGTTGGATTAGGATTAGTATCTAACCAAGCCCAAAGTATAGAAAGAAATGCATTTGCATCTTGTATGTTTCCATTTATACTATAAGGTGTATTCATTGTAACCGGTGCTCCAGCTGCAATAGCGTCAGTAAGAATAGCATCCCAAGTCCAAGATTGAGTAACACCTAAATCATTCATTCCATATAAACTTAAATAATCACCTGTAAAATATGTAGGATGACAGTTTCCAACCATAGCTGAAATAGGTTGATTAGTGGTAGAATTAAAACCGCCTCTTGGACAACAATCACAAACAGACATACCATGAAAGGTTGTAGATATAACATTACATGGACAGTTCATAGGTGGCATAAAACCATATTGTATATATAAATAAGGAAGATACATTATATATGTAGGGCTACCTGCTGTACTATTTGGACCTTCACAACAGTTTACATTAGAAAGTCCTGATTCACAAGGATTACCTGAACCAGGTACATTAGCTATTTCAAAGAAAAGAGTACTTGCATCTGTTCCACTAATACCATTAGCAGGATCTGTATAATATTCTATTGCATCAGCTTCAGTAGCAAAAATTGTACCTGCTGCAGCATTTACTCTAGCACCACCTGCTGCACTATTTGTATCACAAGAATTAACACTACCAGCAGCAAGAGCTGCATTACAAGCAGCTAATGTAGGATATTGTCCATTACCTGTACCAGGATCTACACAAGTAGCAGTTCCAGATTGTTGAACGCAATCAAAACTAGCACCGTGACCTGAACCACATCCTTCACATACACAAGGACTACCACCTAATTGATAACTCCCTCCTTTTGCAACACCCCCTGAATTATGAACAGCTGAATTAATGGTACCTGAAGTATCAGTAGGTAAAACCGTAATACCTATACCAGCTAGGTAGGTTACTACATCATTTATTATATTAGAAGAGAATAATACAGCACCATTCATATCTGCTACTGTATAATCATAAAGTGTATATAAAGAACCTCCATTAGGTCCAGGGCATAGAGTACCTGTTGGAGGAGGTACTGAAGATTCAAAATACCAATTAGCACCATTAACTGCATGATGACCGTTACTTGCCAACCAAGTATATTGATCACCTAAACTGCCAAAAACTCCACTATCTGTAAGACCAGCATCAACACAACTATTAGTATATGCTGGTGCTGCTATACAAGCCGCTTCTGTAGGCCATTGACCGGATCCATCACCCGGATCATAACAAGTACCAGTTGCTGGATCACAGTCCCAAGATTCTGGTATTGCTTCATCAACACATCTGTTTTCTATAAACCTATCCTTAGTTCCTACAATTTTACATGTATTTATTCTTCCTAAATTAATACTTATTGGCATAACGTTATTGTTTTATTATTCTGTTTTCAATTAATTTACCATTGTATGTAACATGTATATGATATACACCATCTACATGGTTGGATAGATCTAATTGATTAATTTGTTTTTTATTTATTACTAGTTCTCCTAAGTTATTATACACTTTAATATCTACTGTCTCACTTATATTAACAACACCTGGTGTTGGGTTAGGATAGAACATTAATATTTCTCCTGAAATTCTTGCTGGTGGTTCAGGTCCAGTCCATGTAGTTCCACAATAATCATATGTTAATTGGCATGTCTCATCCCACTCTACATTACAACAGTAGTCATCTACTGATATAACCCAAGCGTAACAATCATCATTTAACCAATAAGGATTACCTGGACCAGTAATACATCCTGCATCATATAAACAAACTGCAGGATCATCCACATTTGCTAAAGGATCGTAGTTCCACGCAGTTTGGTCCATGCAGCCTTCAACCACATCAATACACGAACCATTGTCAGTGTTAGCCAACGGATCATAGTTAAGAGCAGAGCTATCAGTACAACCATAGATATAATCAATACAACTAAAATCTTCTGTATTGGCTTGGGGATTGTAGTTAAGGGCAGAAGGATCAGTGCAACCAAAAATAAAAGGAACACAAGTATTATTGTCAACATTGGCTAAAGGGTTATAGTTAAACATTGTACTGTCTGTACATCCATATATAGGAAGTATACAACTGAAATCATCAGTATTACAAGAATCACAGTAATTAATAGCAGTAGGATCTATACATCCGTATATATAAGGTATACAATTATTATCTGAAGTATTTGCAAGAGGGTTGTAATTAAACATTGTTGAATCCATACAACCGTATACAAAAGGTTCACATGATCCATTATCAGTATTTGCTTGTGGATCATAGTTAAACATTGTTGGATCAGTACAACCATAGATAATCCCAATACATGTTGAGTCATCTGTATTTGCTAACGGATCATAATTTATAGCAGACGGATTTGTACAACCATATATAAATGGAATACATGAGTTGTTATTTGTATTTGCTAATGAATCATAATTGAATGCCAAAGCATCAGTACAACCAAAGATTACTGGTATACATGATCCGTCATCAGTATTAGCGGCAGCATTATAGTTAAACATAGTATCATCCATACACCCATAGATTACAGGTATACATGATGATGAATCATTTGTATTAGCAGACGGATTAAAGTTAAATGCTGTGCTATCCATACACCCAATAATAATTGGTAAACAACTTGAGTCATCAACATTAGCTATTGGGTTATAGTTAAATGCTAAAGGGTTTGTACATCCTAGTATTACTGGTATACAAGGACCTGGCATATTTGCAGAGTCTAAATAATTTAATGCTGTAGAATCCATACAACCTACTATACCTGGTGTACATATATTACCACAGTAAGGGATGTTACTATATCTATAAGGAAACTGTAACATAGGATCTGTCCAAGGGTTAGTTCCTCCTGCTAATGTAGTATCACCTTCAGGTCCTATTAAAAAGAATCCACATTGATTTGCAGTTGTTGCTGAATTACCTGGAGCAAAAAACATTAACTCTACAGGACTAAATGCATTTAAACTAATAGTAAATTCTTCTGAGTAACCATCATTAGGTCCCATCATAAACGGTCCTAGTACTGTTGTATCTTGTAATATACCTACCCATGCTCCATACCATCCATCTTCAGCTTCATCTGTAATTACTAATGTATATTGACATTGCGGTACAATTTGCATTGTGTTTGCTATAGGATCATAATCAGGTGATGTTGGGTCTGTACAACCTAATATAACAGGTGTTGCACATGAAGAATCATCTACTGTAGCTTGAGGATTATATTCTGTAAATCCTGGTGTAGTACATCCATATATAATATTAGGTACACATGGCGCTACTGTATATACAATAGAAGTATCATCTCCAAAATTAGCATTACCTGGTAATATAGACATTATAGTATCTCCACATAACGTTTGTACTACTGCTCCTCCGTCAGCTCCACCATAACATGATCCACATAAACCATCTCCAAATGAATCAAATAAAGTAAACTCTATAACTGTACCATCTGGTATACATACTTCAGTAATTACTGGTACACCAGGTATAGAATAAGCTGGTGATGTAGCTAATACAGTTCCTGTTGTATCTGCTATTTCCCATGATGTTTCTCCTGGATATGTATCCGGCATTATTGATACTACTATATTAGATTCCCCAGATGCACAGTTTGCAGGAGGCATCTGACATGAACCATCATCAGAATTAGCCCAAGGATTGTAGTTCAAAGCAAGAGGATCTGTACATCCAGGGATACATTCTAGTGTTGTTACAACTAAAGTATCTGTCAAGCTTGAATCAGCAAGCATACCTAAAAAATAGTATGTTGTATTATTTTGGTTATTACTATAAACTAAACCAGTATTAGAAAAATTTGCAGGATAGTTATACCAAGTATTACCTAGTGTATTTATATCTGTTGTTCTAGTATAAGCCAACATCCTACAGTTAGGATTAGGCATATTAGTCCATTTATAATGAACTTTATTTTGTGCTCCGTCACAATAATTTATAACGTAAAAAGTATCTAAGCCTGCACATGGAGGATAGATACAAGAACCGTCATCAAAAGCTGCACTTGGATTATAGTTAGTAGCTATTGAATCTAAACATCCTCCTGTTGGTGGAGGACAAGGTAATATATTTACTGTAGTATCTCTTTGGTAGAATGATCCTAATACAGGGTTCCAATTAATTATATTGCCCTGACATGCATTCTCCATTGTAAATGAAGCAGGATTTTGTGAAATCCAACCGTCTCCATATGTATCATTTAGTTGTACTGTATAAGAACCTGATTGAAGAATTATTGTAGTATCTAAATATTCATATGCAACTGTTGGTTGATAAAAGAACTGTTGTTGTCCTGTGCTATCATTAACCATAAAAAAGTTAGATTCTTGCGGTGCATAAAAATCAAACTGTACTTTAAAGTTTACCCAACTGTTTTGTGACATCACTGTATGTGACATCAATACAAATAATATTAATAATAGTTTTTTCATTCTATGTAAAATTTACTATCTCGTTTTCTAATTTCTTAACAGTAACAGCTCTTCTGTTCTGCATTATTCTTTTTTGTTCTGGCTTTCTCCAACTATCTAATGTATGAGGTTCATGTAATAAAATAGTTTTATCATTAACTTCATAAGTAAAGAAATATTCATGTCCTAATATTGCTATGTCAGTATCAAATATTTCTATTAATCTATTGCTAGTTCTTAATCCACCCGGTGCATAGTTTAACCCAAACTTATTCCAAACTTTTAACAGTTCTGTAACTACTCTTGATCCTGGTGTTGAACCTTGTATTCCACATTCAAATAAGGCACCTGAATCTATTTTTTGTCTTGCAGGACAGAAGTATACTATATCTTTACTTAACTTGTTTAGTATATTATCAAATGATCTTATTATCTCACAGTCAGGATCAACTGCTATCCCACCATATTCATTTAACAATAACATTCTAAACCTATCCGTAACAAAAGCAAGTGGAAAACCTTTATCTTTATATGAATCTATAAAAGGATCATTAGCATATTTTTTCCATAATTCATTTCCCCATAAATGATATTCATAATCAGGATGTTCATTTTTCATCTTATCTGTAAAGCCTTTTAATTTATCAGGCATTTCTTCACCTATCCAGATTTGATGTATTATTTTTGGAATCTTATTCATTGGTTTAAAAATTATCCATTATTATTTCTTCTATTTTTTCTTGCACCTCTTCTCTTGTAGCTTTCATTGTAAATGATACATCAGCTTGGTATCTCTTAACTTCTTCTCCGTCAAGAAAAATTATAATAGTTGGTACAACAACTATCTGATGTTTCTGTTGTAACTTTGGTTGTTTAACAATATCAACTTTAGTAATATCACAATCTTTTAATTTATCTATCCACTCTACAGAATTAGCTTTATTCCATTCTGCATTATAATATGCAACAGTAACTTGACCAAAACTAGTTAGACTTAAAAAAATAAATAATATAGATAATAATTTTTTCATCTTAGTTTATCTATTTTTTCTTCTAACCTTTTTATATCTTCTTTTATCTCAGTAACATCATCAGCAGTAGTTTGAATAGTTTGTCTAATAAGCTGATCTTTCATATCATACTCCATTCTAGTTACATCTGGTGGAGGAGGAACTGGAAGTTCTTTTGCCTCTTCTATATCAGCTTGTAGTGCAAACCACATACCTACAACGGTTGCTATGGCAAACGCAATACCTATAAGAGTTTTTACACTTACCTTAAAACTTGTATCTTCATTTAATTCTTTTGCCATTTTTCTTATTTTTAACCTTCTCCTGAAGTTGATGCAGCTCCAGGTTTAAATCTTCTGTCTGTATTTCTTTTTCCTAATTTTTTAGATAACCCTTGCATAGCTCCAATGTTTCCTACACCAGTATTAGCTTGTATATTTGTTATTTGTGTTGATGCAGGTTCATCCCAATTTTGACTAGTTTCTTCAAACCAACCGCTTATAATCCATCCTTCTACAGATGTATGTGCTTGAATTTGAACTATGTCGTTTGCATTTAACTTTAAAGGACTTTCGTGTTCTAATAGTTTAATTCTTTCATTATCAGATAGTTTTATTCTATCTGCTAAAGACATTTCTGCAGGAATAGTAGTAGAAGTTAATGTACAATCTGATATTACATATGTACCAGTATCAGCATTATATATTCTTACAGAAAACTTTTTATCATTAGTACCTCCTTTGTCACAATTCTGTATATATATTTGTTTTATATAACATTCTTTTTTTCTGTTATTAGCAGTATAACAAAGTGCACCAGTTTCAATATTTGTAACATTAGTATCAAATCCTGTTGTAGATTCATATAATGTTTCCCAAGTATCTAAAGCACTTACTGTTATCTTTTGTCTTCCAGTCCATTCATGTTTTGTATTTGTTTGTATAGTTGAACTTTGTGAACAAGGTAAATCTCCTGCACCACTACCACAACTTATATCTCCACTACATGCTGCTATTGCTGTTATAATACCACTTGCAACAGTTACACATCCGTATATTCTAGTTTCTCCGTCTGGTTGATCACAAGGTCCTTTAGGTCCACAGTCAGTATATATACCATCTGGTGCAGCTTCACCTGTACAAGTATTTGTTAACCAAAGTTGATCTCCTACTTGTATATTATTTACTGCTCCGTTTATAGGTGTATAATAAAAAGCTTGACATTCTGCTTCTTGAGCACAACATATTGCACAGGTTGGAGCCTCTTTTGTAGTACATCTCCTAAAGTTATGTTGAATACACCCAGCCATTACTCACCAAAAAATAGCTTAACTATTAATCCTATTGTAATTGCATATATTACCCATAAAGCTTTTGACATTACTTTTCTATATGAAGTATTTCTATTAACTCTTGCAGTTACTCCATAATCTGGATCTAATAATTTTTCAGTTAGCATATCTAACTTAGCATCCATCTTATCTAATTTATCTTCCATAGAGTCAATCCTTTGTTTCATTAGGGCTATTTCTTTTGCTGTAGTTGCCATTATTAAATAGTAGCTACAATAACGCAATCATCTGCTGTTACTGTAATAGTTCCCCCTTTCAGTTTGTTTAATTTACGGTATTGACTACCAGCATCCCAATTTACCGTAACACCTACTGGAATTGCCATTACATTTCCATTAGGCATTGTTACATTACATGCTCCGCTATTGTTTAAAATTGAAAAAGTTCTAAACTTTTCCAAAAATGTTTTAGCTGCTAATGATCCAGTAAATCCAAAAGGAGTTACAATAGATACTTGATTAGCCGCAATTGCTTTGTTTCCTGCCATGATATTAAAATTTTTTTGTTAGTTTTGTAAATTATTTATTATACATATATAATATACTGAAAAAAAAGGAATTAATAAAATATAATAGGAATGAAAAAAAATATAGAAAGATTTTACCTTTTTATATTGACGGTACTAATTAGTTTTGTTATCTTATAATTACCCTTTCAAACTAACCTTATTAAAATTAAAAAAAAATGAATTTAAACAACAAAATACTTAGTGATATTACTGTCTATATGAAGTACAGTAGATATATACCAGAATTAAATAGAAGAGAAACTTGGGAAGAGTTAGTGACAAGAAATAAAGCAATGCATTTAAAGACATATCCTAAGCTTAAAGAGGAGATTCAAAATGCATATAAGTTTGTATATGATAAGAAGGTTTTACCTTCAATGAGATCAATGCAATTTGGAGGTAAACCTATTGAAATTTCTCCTAATAGAATATATAACTGTGCTTATATGCCTATTGATCATATTGATTCTTTTGCTGAGTGTATGTTTCTTCTTTTAGGTGGTACTGGTGTAGGGTATTCTGTTCAAAAACATCATGTTGAAAAACTTCCTCCTATAAATAAGCCTTATCCAAAAAGAACAAAAAGATACTTAATAAGTGATTCTATAGAAGGTTGGGCTGACTCAGTTAAATTACTAATGAAGTCATATCTTAATGGTAGATCTTCTAGGATAGTATTTGATTTTTCAGACATTAGACCAAAGGGTGCAAGGTTAGTTACATCAGGTGGTAAAGCTCCTGGTCCTCAACCACTTAAAGAATGTTTATTAAAAATTGAAGGATTATTAAGTTCTAAAGAAGATGGAGATCAATTGTCTACATTAGAAGTACATGATATTATATGTTATATAGCTGATGCTGTACTTGCTGGTGGAATTAGACGTGCTGCTCTTATTAGTTTATTTAGTGCTCATGATGATGAAATGATTTCTTGTAAATCAGGTAATTGGTGGGAAGTTAACCCACAGCGTGGTAGAGCTAATAACTCTGCTGTATTAATGAGACATAAAATAACTAAAGAATTTTTTATGGATCTTTGGAAGCGTGTTGAGTTATCAGGATCCGGTGAGCCTGGTATATACTTTAATAATGATAAAGACTGGGGAACCAATCCTTGTTGTGAAATAGCATTACGTCCTTATCAATTTTGTAATCTTTGTGAAGTTAATGCAAGTGATCTTGAGTCACAAGAAGATCTTAATGAAAGAGTTAAAGCTGCAGCTTTTATTGGAACACTTCAAGCTGGTTATACAGATTTTCATTACCTTAGAGAAATATGGAAAGAAACTACTGAAAAAGACGCTTTAATTGGTGTATCAATGACAGGTATTGGAAGTGGTAAAGTCTTAAAACTTAATACGTCTGAGGCAGCATCAATTGTAAAGAAAGAAAATGCACGTGTTGCTAAGTTAATTGGTATAAAAAGAGCAGCTAGATGTACTACTGTAAAGCCTGCCGGAACAACTTCTTTAACATTAGGAACATCATCAGGTATTCATGCATGGCATAATGATTATTACATTAGAAGAATTAGAGTTGGTAAAAATGAATCTATGTATACTTATCTATCTAATAATCACCCTGAGCTTATTGAAGATGATTATTTCAGACCACATGATACTGCTGTAATTAGTATACCACAAAGTGCTCCTGAAGGATCTATTTTAAGAACAGAGTCTTCATTTGACTTATTAGAAAGAGTAAAGAAAATAGCTAGTGAATGGGTAAAGCCTGGTCATAGAAATGGATCTAATAGTCATAACGTTTCAGCTACAATATCATTAAAAGAAGATGAATGGGAAAAAGCTGGTGAATGGATGTGGAATAATAGAGATCATTATAATGGTCTATCTGTTTTACCTTATGATGGTGGAACATATACTCAAGCACCATTTGAAGATATATCTAAAAAGAAATTTACTGAGATGCTTAAACATCTTATGGACATTGATTTGTCTAATATAACAGAAGAAGAAGATAACACTGATCTTAAAGGTGAACTAGCTTGTGCTGGTGGATCTTGTGAGATCACATAAATAAAAACCTATGATAATAAATACAGAAAACTTAGAAAAAGCATTAGAAGAAAATGAAATAATGCTTGTACAATTTTGGGCTCCTTGGTGTGGACCATGTAGAGCTTTAACACCAGTTATAGATAAATTAGAAAAAGAGTTTGGTAATAATATTGGTAGATGTAATACTGATGATAACCAAGAGCTTGTACAAAAATTTGCTATAAGAGGAATTCCCACTCTTATTATGTTTAAGAATGGTGAGGAAGTAGAAAGGTTTAGAGCTAATACAGAATCTTTCTACTCAGATAAATTAAAATATTATCTATCAGCTGTTAATGCCTAAAGCAAAAACAACTGTCATTATGATAATATATATTATTGGGGTTATATCTATCTTCTTCATATAAATAAGATACGTAATATAATCTCAGTTAGTGTTAACTAAACGTTAAGTTATGATTATATCATTTACAACTAGTCCAACTAGGATACACAAGTGTAGGCCTATGTTGGATAGTTTGTTAAACCAAACTGAAAAACCAGAATTAATTTTATTAAACATACCTAAACAGTTTAGAAGAACTGGAGAAACATATGACATTCCTGAATATGTTTTAAATAATGTAACAGTTAATGTAGCAGAAGAAGATTATGGGCCTGCTACTAAGATTATACCTACAATTAAACATCTTAAAGAACACCAGTACCCTGGAGACACTAGAATAATTTATCTTGATGATGATATATTCTACCAAGACAAAATGGTAGAGACTATATATAAACTAGCTGATGACAAAAATGTATATACAGCTACAGGATTTCATATTATTGAAAACAGGATTACAGGAATAAGGGTTAATCTTGCTAATGCAACAATTGCAGAAGGTTATGGTGGTGTTTGTGTAACCTTAGATACTTTTGAAGATGATTTTTTACCTTACATAGAAAAGTATACTTTACAGGATCTAGATTTTTATTTGTCAGATGACATGGTACTAAGTAACTATTATCATAAAAAAGGCAGAAAGATTAAGATAATTAATCAAATAGGTAAGTACTCTGTATTTGACATGTGGAATAATAAGAACATACTAGACTATGGTAATCTTGCTGATGCATTACACAACGGAGCAGATGGTATATCACATAACAATGTAAACCGTTATAGAAAAGTAACTAACAGATTAGCTTTAGAAAATGAACAATACTATGTTACTTGTCTAAGTAATCACATATCTCATACAAAGAATACTTAAGAGTAAGTTCTTCACCTTGTTCTATCTTCTTAATTGTCTTTAGCCTCTTATAGGTATCATCAGAATCATCAATCAGTTCACAGTTAGGATTATCTGAATGATTTATAAATCCACCAAGCGGAGTTCTTATATAATCATGCTGAAAGTTAGAATCATAAATATGACTTATTCCTAGATCTACCTCAGCAGGAATATCTTCTTTAGCTAAAATACCAGCACCATCTATGTCAGAAGGACCAATCATTAAAAAGTCTGGTAAAGGTTTGTAAGCCTTTGATTTACATCTGTTTTTTTCCATAATTATTTAATATAGAAGTCAGTGATACGTTCATATCCCTTCCATCTGTTAATAGTATATAAAATAGGTAGAGCATCACCCCATTCCTTTCCAATTTTTAGTTGTCCTTTTTTATTACCTCTTTGATAAACATATTTACTTTGTGCAAATGAGTCATCATCTAAAAATGCCCAAGATAAACCAGTACCAACAGTCACCTCCATAGCTTGTCCTAATTCACCCATTGTTCTTGTTGCAGCAATAGGAGACTTAAATAGTTGATACATTTGCTGATAACCACCCATACCAGGTATAGGATTAAAGGTTACAAGTTCTTTTCTTAATCTATCTGCTTGATATATTAATACATTCTCTAGTTTCTTTTTTGC